AGACGCGGAACGCATCTCACGCATGACGCCACTCGGTCAGGCGAAAGAGATTGGAAAGATTGAGGCCAAATTGGCCGCAGAACCTCCGGTCAAACGAACAACGTCAGCGCCAGCGCCGATTTCACCTGTTACTGCTCGAGCCTCCGGCTCGCCAGCACTTGACACTACAGACCCACGGTCAATTAAGACCATGACGGCCTCGCAGTGGATTGAAGCTGATAGGGCACGCCAGATGAGAAAGCTCGAAGCACAACGTATCCGCTAACTTTTTTTAGGAAATTTACAAATGTCAAACTCGATTCTTACCATCGACATGATCACGCGCAAAGCGCTTGAGATTCTCGAAAACAACTTGGTTCTTACCCGTAACGTCAATCGTCAGTACGATGACAGCTTTGCTGTTGAAGGCGCTAAGATTGGCTCCACACTGCGTATCCGTCTGCCTGACCGCGCTCTGGTTACTGACGGTGCCGCCCTGCAAGTTCAGGACGACAACGAGCAGTTCACTACTTTGGCTGTTTCTACCCAAAAGCACATTGGTGTCAACTTCACATCTGCTGAATTGACTATGCAATTGGATGACTTCGCAGAGCGTGTTCTTAAGCCGCGTATCAGCCAGTTGGCCTCCAGCATTGATGCTGACGTTGCCAATGCGTACAAAACCATCGGTAACACCGTTGGCACGCCTGGCACCACTCCTTCAACTTCGCTGGTGCTGCTCCAAGCCCAACAAAAGCTGAACGAGAACGCTGCTGTGATGTCGCCACGTTACGCCACCGTAAACCCTGCGGCCAACGCCGGTCTGGTTGAAGGTATGAAAGGTCTGTTCAATCCGACCGACACTATCTCCAAGCAGTTCCGCAACGGCATGATGGGCACCGGCGTGTTGGGCTTTGATGAAGTCAACATGTCTCAGTCGATCAAGCAGCACACCACTGGCTCACGTAGCGCAAGCGCGTCCACACTGGTGAAGACCCCAGGCGTCACTGCCGAAGGTGCTTCTTCCATTCTGTTGGAACAAGGCTCTGTGTCTACCACCATCAAGGCTGGTGACGTGTTCACGGTCAGCGCTTGCAACGCCGTCAACCCACAGACCCGCGAGTCCACTGGTTCGCTGTTCCAGTTCGTTGCTCTGGCTGACGCCACTGCTTCGTCCGGCACTTGGACTGTGACTGTTGCTCCGATGTACTCGGCCAATCACGCTCTGGCTACTGTAGATGTGCTGCCTGCAACTGGCGCAACTGTGACCTTCGTGGGCGCAGCTTCTACTCAGTACGCTCAGAACTTGGTCTACCACAAGGATGCCATCACGTTCGCCACTGCTGACCTGTTGCTGCCACAAGGCGTTGACATGGCTGCTCGTGCCGTTCACAACGGTATCAGCCTGCGCGTTGTTCGTCAGTACGACATCAACAACGACCGTATGCCTTGCCGTATTGACGTTCTGTATGGTTTCAGTACCATCCGTCCACAAATGGCCTGCCGCATCTGGGGCTAAACCTAATGCCCCTTCGGGGGCGTTTTCTAAATCTTTTTAAGGAAATTTATCATGGCTCTTCCTAATGGCGCTGGTGGCTACCAGCTTGGTGACGGCAATATCGGTGAAGCTGTTCTGTCGGTTCAAGGCGCTCCTACTGCTGTGGCTGCTGCCGCAACAATGACGGCTGCTGAACTGGCTAATGGCTTGTTTGTGTTCAACGGCACTGCCGGTAGTCTGACTTTGCCCACCGTGGCATTGGTAGAAGCCGACATCTCGGCTGCATCAAAAGTCAACGCTTCTTTTGACTTCATCATCATTAACGCTGATGCAACCACCGATGACGTGACTCTGGCTGTCGGCACTGGCTGGACAATTGTTGGTAACGCTGTCGTGTCAGAAGCTACTTCTGCTCAGTTCCGCGCCCGTAAAACCGGCGATGGTACTTGGACTGCATACCGCATTGCCTAAATCTGATGGGGCTTCGGCCCCATCTTCTTAAAGGGAAAAATCATGCCAAATACAAAAGCTGTAGGCGTTGCGTTTGAAGACGCGCAACTGGACGGCGCAATCATGGGCAAAACGGGCGGCACCGCGGGTTTCTACGGTACAACCCCTGTAGTTCAAGGCGCTGCCTTGACTACTCAGTTGACCTCAATTACCAGCACTGCACCAAGCACTGCTGATTACGCAATTCAAGACCTAACTCAGACTACCCCCTTTGGTTTTGCGACCAAAGACGAAGGTAACACTGTTTTGTCTGTGATCGCCAACTTGCAAGCCCGCCTTGCTCAAGTTGAATCACGTCTTGAAACTGTCGGTTTGATTGCATCTAACTAAAAAGCGGGGGCTTCTGCCCCCGTTTTCTTATGAACATTTATCTTCAGCACCCCGTCCACGGGGCCAAAGTTGCCACGATGGAACTTGAAGCCGTGTTTGATGAAACACACGGCTGGACACGCTACAATCCTGACATGCCTTCAGAACCTGAAGAAGCAGTTAACGCGCTAGAAGTCAAGCGCAAGTACACACGTAAGGCTGTAGCCGAAGGAGTCTGAGATGGCCGTTTACACTGCTGGCGATCAAATCAATCGGGCGCTTCGGCTGCTCGGCGTGCTAGCCGAAGGTGAAACGGCTTCAGCCGCGTTGTCACAAGATGCCTTGATGGCAATGAACCAGATGATCGACTCATGGAACACTGAGCGCCTATCTGTCTTTTGCACACAAGACCAAACCTTTACATGGCCCGCTGGCGAGTACATCCGCACGCTTGGCCCTACCGGCAATTTTATTGGCCTGCGCCCTGTGCTGCTGGATGAGTCAACTTACTTCCGTGACCCTGGCACGAACGTGTCGTTTGGCATCAAGTTCATCAACCAGCAACAGTACAACGGCATCGCGGTCAAGACGGTGACCAGCACCTACCCGCAAGTGATCTTTGTGAACATGGGTTTCCCCGATGTCACGATGTCTATCTACCCGCGCCCTACACGCGATCTGGAATGGCACTTTATATCGGTTCAAAAGCTGGATGAGCCTGCTACGCTGGTGACCGACCTGTTGTTCCCACCTGGCTACTTGCGTGCGTTCACCTACAACTTGGCAATGGAACTTGCGCCAGAGTTTGGCATTGAGCCAAGCCCCCAAGTGCAGCGCATTGCCATGACAAGCAAGCGCAATTTGAAACGCATCAACAATCCAGATGATGTGATGTCGATGCCATACGCCATCGTGGCGACTCGTCAGCGGTTTAACATCTACGCCGGAAATTACTGATGGACTCGCCAATTCTTGGCTCTAGCTATGTGGCTCGCAGCGTAAACGCTGCTGATAACCGCATGGTGAACATGTACCCCGAGATAGTGCCCGAGGGAGGCAAGACGGCGGCTTTTCTGTCCCGCTGCCCTGGCCTTCAGCGCTTAGTGGCCGCTGGCACTGGCCCCGTCCGTGGGCTGTGGGCGCTAAAAGACTACCTGTATGCCGTTTCTGGCGACACGGTGTACCGGCTCAATGTGATCGGCAACACCACCCGCTGGAAAATTAAGCCTTTGGGCACGGTCACCGGCACTGGCCCTGTGTCCATGTCGGACAACGGCACCCAGATTTTTATTGCGTGCAACCCAGACGGGTACATCTACAACTCCACCACGGAGGTGTTTGCACAGATTACCGACCCTGATTTTCCAGGCGCAGTCAAAGTCAGCTATCTTGACGGCTATTTTGTGTTTAATGAACCCAACAGTTCGCGGGTGTGGGTGACTCAATTGCTGGACGGCCTGTCTGTTGACCCGTTGGATTTCGCCAGCGCAGAGGGCGATCCTGACGGTTTGGTGTCGCTGATTGTTGACCACCGCGAGGCATGGCTGTTTGGCTCCAACTCAATTGAGGTTTGGTATGACGCTGGCCTACCTGACTTCCCGCTACAGCGCATTCAGGGCGCTTTTAACGAGATTGGCTGCGCTGCCCCCTACTCGGTTGCAAAACTCGACAACGGCCTGTTTTGGCTAGGTTCTGACGCCCGTGGGCGGGGCATTGTCTATCGGGCCAACGGCTACACGGGTGTACGTGTTTCTACGCACGCTGTCGAGTGGCAAATCCAGCAATACGCTGATTTGTCGGATGCCATCGGCTACACATACCAGCAAGACGGCCATGCTTTTTATGTGCTGATTTTCCCAAGCGCTCAGACCACTTGGGTCTACGATGTGGCTACGCAAGCCTGGCACGAACGTGCAGGCTGGTCTAACGGCGATTTTGTGCGGCATCGCTCCAATTGCCAAGTCGTCTATGACGAAAAGGTTATTGTTGGCGATTTTGAAAACGGCAACATCTACGCCTTTAACTTGGACGTGTACGCTGACAACGGCGACATCCAAAAGTGGCTGCGGTCGTGGCGGGCGCTGCCTACCGGCACAAACAACCTAAAGCGGTCAGCGCAGCACACCTTGCAGATTGATTGCGAAACAGGTGTGGGCCTTAACACCGGCCAAGGCGATGACCCTCAAATTATGCTGCGCTGGTCTGATGACGGTGGGCACACATGGTCTAACGAGCGCTGGATGTCGATGGGCAAAGTTGGCGAGTATTTTAAGCGTGCCTTTGCTCGCCGATTGGGCATGACGTTAAAGTTGCGTGACCGCGTGTATGAAATTTCTGGCACTGATCCGGTAAAAATAGCGATCATGGGCGCTCAACTTTACGTGACGCCTACCAATGCCTGAACAACCAAATATCACCAACATCCCTTCTGCGAGGGTCGAAATCATTGACTCTCGCACGGGGATGATCTCGCGTGAGTGGTATCGGTTTTTTCTCAATCTGTTTAACCTTGCAGGCAACGGCGGCAACCAAACATCGCTGGATGACTTGCAACTAGGCCCACCGCCATCTGGTGAGACAACCAGCAGCGGGGGCGGTACTGGGACGGTTACGTCTGTTGATGTCTCTGGCGGCACAACGGGGATAACCACTACTGGCGGGCCAATTACAACCAGCGGCACGATTACGCTGGGCTTGACGGGCCAATTGCAAACCCCCACTGCAATCCAGATGGGCAATGGCTCGGCCACAACGCTGGCCGCTGGCAAGATGTGGTACAACCAAACCACGGGAGCGTGGAACTTGGGCATGGGCAATGGCAACATTACCCAGCAAGTTGGTGAAGAAATATTTGTGTACGGTAAAGCCTCTGCCGCTATTACTGACTCGCCACTCCAAATTATTTACCACACCGGCACGGTGGGGGCTAGCAGCGTCATTACGTTTGGCCCTACGGTTGCGGGCATTACAGACGCCAACGCAATTATTGGTATAGCCACTGAATCTTTGGCGCATAACGATTTTGGCCGCGCCACAGTGTTTGGCGTGGTGCGGAACATCACAACCGACGGCACTGCCTTTGGGCAAACTTGGGCCGACGATGATGTAATCTGGTATGACCCAGTGACGGGCAACCCTACGAATGTTGAACCAGTTGCGCCCAACATCAAGGTACAAGTTGGTCTGGTCATTAAGGCCGGTTCGGGTGGGTCGGGGTCTTTTCAAGTCGGCATAAATCGCGGGTCTACGCTTGGAGGCACTGACTCTAATGTGCAGTTTGGCACTTTGGCGAACAACAACCTGATTGCGTATGACAGCACGCTAGGCTATTGGAAAAACGTCACCTCGTCTGCGTTAGGTTTTGTCACTTCGGTCACAGGCACCAGCCCCGTGGTGTCTTCTGGGGGCACAACGCCAGCCATCAGCTTGGCAGCGGGGTATGGCGACACGCTCAATCCGTATGCCAGCAAAGCGGCCAATTACTTTTTGGCTGCACCCAACGGGTCTGCCGGTGTGCCGACATTCCGCGCAGTTGTTGCGGCTGACATTCCTACGCTGAACCAGAACACCACTGGCAGTGCGGCCACCTTGACCACAGGCCGAACCATTGCCATAACGGGCGACCTGGCTTACACCAGCCCATCATTTGACGGCTCGACAAACGTCACGGCTGCGGGCACTTTGGCGACTGTCAATGCCACGGTTGGCTCGTTCACAAACGCCAGCATTACCGTCAATGGCAAAGGCTTGGTCACGGCACACGGCAGCGTCTAGCGGCGCTGCGCCAGTTACCTCTGTCACTGGCACCTCGCCCGTGGTATCTAGCGGCGGCGCAACACCGGCGATTAGCCTTGCCACTGCTTACGGCGATACGCTCAACCCTTACGCCAGCAAGACCGCCAACTTTGTGCTGGCTGCGCCTAATGGATCGGCTGGCGTGCCTACCTTTAGGGCGGTGGTGGCGGCTGACATTCCTACGCTTAACCAAAACACCACTGGAACTGCGTCCAATGTCACCGGCACCGTAGCCATAGCCAACGGCGGCACGGGCCAGACAGCAGCCGCCGCCGCGTTCAATGCTCTGTCGCCCATTACATCTACGGGCGACTTGATTATTGGTAACGGCGTCAATAGCGCCACTAGGCTGGCTATTGGCACTACCAGCTATGTTTTGACATCCAACGGCACTACGGCCACATGGGCGGCGGCGGCTGGCGGCGGCAGCAACATCACGGCGCTGGGTTTGTGGGAAAATAATGCTTCAATCACGGCTAATTACACGATTGGAACGGGCAACAATGCTACGTCTGCTGGCCCAATTTCCGTTGCGGCCAGTATTGTTGTCACAGTGCCTACAGGCTCAACATGGGTCGTTCTTTAAGGATTACACATGACAGTTACCGCCCGAAATTTAGTGCCCGCAAAGCTGGTGGAAAACACCCAGACCACCCAGTACATTGTGCCCACCAACGCCACAGCCGTGATTATTGACAAATTTACGGCCACAAACACCAGTGCCAGCACGGCTACAATCAGTGTAAACTTGGTCACAGGCTCGGACACCGCAGGCAATCAGAACCTGATAACCAAGACCAAGTCGTTAGCCGCGTCTGAGGTGTACACGTTTCCAGAACTGGTGGGTCAAATTTTGCCAACTGCTGCGTTCATATCAACCATTGCCAGTGCGGCCAGCGCTATCAACATGCGCGTGTCTGGGCGAGAAGTGACGTGATGATTGTTCGTGACGCTACCGAAGCCGATTTGCCGCAGTACATTGTACTGGCCGAGTCATTTCACATAGCGTCACCTATGCACGGCGTCATTGATTTTGATCCAGTTGGCTACGCTGAGTTCTATACCGCGTCACTTCAAAATAATTCGGTAGGTGTTTGGCTAGCTGAAATTGACGGTGAAATTGTCGGGATAGCGGGCGCAGTAGCATACCCGCTGTACTTCAACCCGGCCGCGCTTGTGGTTCAAGAGTTATGGTGGTGGCTAACGCCAAAGGCGCGGGGAAGCGGCGCAGGCGGTAAAATGTTCAAACAAATTGAACAATGGGCCGAAGATCACAATGCGTCAGCGCTTTTTATGATTGCTTTAGAAGACAATCGGGCAAAAAAGATGGAAAATCTATACGTTCGTGCGGGTTTTAGGCCAATGGAACGAACTTTTATTAAAGAGGTCACATCATGGCAATAGGAACAGCAACCGCAATTCTTGGCGGCGCTATTGGCGGCGCCTTACTTGGCGGCAGCGCGGCTAAAAAAGCGGCAAGCACACAAGCCAGTGCGGCTGACCGTGCGGCTGAACTGCAAAGACAAGTTGCCGATCAACAGATTGCTCTGCAACGCGAACAGTTTGATCGTCAAGTTGAACTGCAAACGCCGTTTCGCGAGGCCGGTGTTCGTGCGTTGCCAGAACTGGAAGCGGCGTCTAGGTACACACCGTTTGGCATGGAGCAGTTTACCGCTGACCCAGGCTACGGTTTTCGTTTGGCTGAAGGACAAAAGGCACTTGATCGGCAAGCCGCCGCCCGTGGTGGGTTGATCTCTGGCGCTGCACTAAAGGGCGCGCAACGCTTCGGTCAAGAGATGGGTAGCCAAGAGTACACCAACGCTTTCAATCGCTACCAGACTGAGCGTCAGGCTCGTCTTAACCCGCTGCAATCTTTAGCCGGTATGGCTCAAACTTCTGTAGGCCAGCTAGGCCAAGCTGGTCAAGCAATGACATCAGGCTCCGCAAGTGCTCTTGGCGCGTATGGCGCAGGCGCAAGTGAAGCTATTGGCGCGGCGGGGCAGGCCCGTGCTTCTGGTTACTTGGGCCAAGCCAACGCGCTATCACAAGGCTTGGGTCAATACATAAACTATAGCCAAGGTCAAGATCGCAACGCTTTGCTGCAACAACTGATTGGTGGTGGTGGCGGTGGCGGTGGTGGTGGTGGCGGCGGCGCTGCGGCTGGATACTTAAACCCATACGCAAGATTTTCTTACGGGTCAAACGCTTAAGGATTGATCATGGCACTTGTAAACCCCAACATCGCGATGGGCTATCGCGCCCCTGAAATTCAACCGCAGAACATGTTGGCTGACTATGCTGCCATACAGCAAATTCAAGGCGGGCGGCAAGCACAAGAACTGAACGCGCTGAAGATGCAAGAGGCGCAAGCGGCGTTGACCGAACGTAACGCGCTTCGTGGCTTAGACCCTACGGCTGCGGATTACGAAAGCCAACTGTTTAAAGTTAGCCCAACATTAGGGATTTCGTACCGCAAAGAGCGCAGCGCAGCAGACGCAAGCGCTGCGGCAACTGCAGCCAGCCGAGCAGCGGCGGCTAAATCAGGGTTTGATCTTAAAGCCGCGCAGCGCAAGTTTGGCGAAGACCTTAAACGCGGGCTGTCGGCTAATCCATCGGACGCAAACATTATTGCGTTTGGTGAAGACGCGGTGCTGCAAGGGTTGTACACGCCGGAGCAAGTTAAAGGCACCGTTGATCAATTGTTGGCGTTGCCCGCTGCTGACCGTGTGCGTATTCTTTCGCAAGCAGGCGCAAGCCCAAGCGAGTTGAAGCCAACCGTAACACCGCAAACTCTTGGCGGCACTGTTCGGCTGCTAAGTACCCCAGCTTTTGGTGGCGCGGCAACGCCAGTAGAGGGCAGCGTTGGTACAGTTACCATGACGCCAGCGCAAGAGCGCGAAGCCAAAGATTCGGCCATCCGCATCAAACAAGAAGGCCAGCGAATTGGTTTGGAAGGCCGGCGCGTGGCTGTCTTGGAACAAGACGCCAAGCAGAAACAAGACCCCGTGTTCCAGCAAACTATGGCCGGCGCCAGAGCCACAGGCGAGGCAATTGCCAAAGGCACTGTGGCCGCGCAACAAGCGTTGCCGGGCGTTATTACAAACGCGATGATAGCGGTTAACGCCGTTGATGACATGGTTGGCAGGCAGGAAGTTAAAGACGCCAGCGGTAAAGTTATTCAGCCTGCTACTGCGCCGCACAAAGGTTTCCAAGACGCCGTGGGCGCTACATGGAAGCCTGGCTTCCGATTTATCCCCGGCACAGACGCGTCCGATTTTCAATCTTATCAAGATCAAATCGAAGGCGCCGCGTTCTTGTCGGCGTTTGAGGCACTTAAAGGTGGCGGCGCTATCTCTGAGAAAGAAGGCTCAAAAGCCACAGCGGCCAAACTTCGCATGAAGTTGGCTCAGAGTGAAGTTGAGTATGTTAAAGCCGCCCGTGAGTTCCAAGAAGTTGTGCGAACAGGCGTAGAGAATGCCCGCCGAAAATTTGGTGCTGGTGGTGCAGCGCCCGCCGCTGGCGGTGCAAACATTGATGCCCTTCTTGATAAGTACAAATAATCATGGCAACACTTGAACAACTCACCGCAGCGTTGATCAAGGCCGATGCTGCGGGCAACGCCGCAGACGCTAAAGAACTTGCGGATGAAATTCGACGTGTTCGTGCGGCGCCAGCAGCCCCTGAACTGCCTACAGCGCTCCAGCCTAGCGCCCGCGTAGAAACTGGCATTCCGGGCGCGCGTCAAGACCTGACAATGGGCCAGCGAGTGTATCAAGCCGCCCGTCCTTATGCTGCCCCACTTCTTGAAGCTGCTGGTGCAATTGGCGGCGGTTTAATTGGCGCTGCTGCCGGTGTTCCAGCCAGCCCCGTGGGCATGGCAACGCTGGGCGTTGCTGGTGCGGGTCTTGGCTACGGTATCGCCAAAGAAGGTTTGGAGTTGGCCGATGTGGCGATGGGCATGAAAGCCCCCCGTCAGGGCGCGGCTCAAGTTGTAGAGCCGGTTCGTAATGTTCTTGAAGGCGCTACGTTTGAGGCTGGCGGGCGCGTAACAGGGCAAGCCCTTGGCTATCTTGGTGGCAAGATTGCCGATCTGCGCCAGATTCCTACTCAGAAAGCTGCCAAGATTGCCCGTAACGCGTTGGGTAAAGATTTGCCAGAAGTGCTCAACACTTTACGAAATGCGCCTGATGACGCAAGCGTTGCGTATCTGACCGCAAAAATTGAAAACCCTGCATGGCAAGCGTTAATTAAAGACGCGCTTGAAAAAGACCCTCAGTTTGTTCGCAAAGCGCGCTTGCTTGGCGAACGCGAATCGCGTAATGTGTTGGCTGATTTAGTAGGCGGCGCCACTGCCGCCGAAACCCGCGCTACAGCAGAAGCGGCTAAAAACGCATTGACGCAAACCACCACACCAATGCGTGAGGCCGCGCTTAGCCGCGCCAGCTTGGGTAAGGCTGTAGCTGAATATGAAGCGCAGGCCGGCAAATTAAGCGCTGATGCTGCGGCCAAGGTGGCCGATGTTCGCAGACTTGTTGAAGCGGGCAACTTGGCCGAAGCGGCTGGCCGGCTTGAACTGATCAAAAAAGGCGTGCCTGTTGGCTTTACCAAGTTTACCTACAAAGGTGAGCTTGCTAAGATGGCCGACGACTGGGCCACGGGCGCCGCCAACGCTTCGCTCGACTTGGGCCAAGGCGCTAGATTTGCCCAAGGCGCGGCTGACGCGCTGCGGTCGGTCGGCATCAAACCGATAGAAGGCGCAACGCTATCAAAAAGCATCTCCACTTTGGCTAACAAGCCTGAGTTTGCGGGCAACGATTTGCTGGCTGGCGCGGCTAAAAATGTTGCTGATGACATTGCTAAGTGGACTGACAGCGGCGGCGTGCTTGATTTAGTTGCGCTTGAAGCCATCCGTAAAAATTCTGTCAACGCGGCCATTCAACAAATGCGCCCAGGCGTTGACGCCACCACGCAGCGCAACCTTGCGGCCGGTGTGTTAAATAAAATCAAACCTTTAATTGACGACACAATTGAAGCCGCCGGAGGCACGGGTTGGAAACAATACTTGGCCGAGTACGCCAAAGGATCGCGCCAAATTGCCGAGCGCAAGCTGACAGGCGAAGCGGCGCGTTTGTGGAAGACCGACAAAGACGCGTTTGTGCGGCTTGTGCAAAACGAATCGCCAGATGTGGTTGAAAAGTTTTTAGGCCCAGGCAATTACAACATTGCCGCCGAACTGGCCGACACAACTATGGGTGTTTTGCAAAAACAGGCTGAAAAACGGTTGACTGAACTTTCGGTCAAAGAACAAGTTAGCGAAGGTAGCGCGGCGCTGTCACAATTACTTAAACAGCAAACTTCAATTTTGCGCGTACCGTCGTTCTTGAATTTTTGGGCGGCTGCAAGTAATAAGACGTTAAGCGAACTAGAAAAAGCGGTTGGCGCTAAAACGCTTAAAACATTGACTGACGCTATGAAAACCCCTCAAGGCGCTACGGCGCTGTTGGAAACGTTGCCTGGTTCGGAACGCGTTCGCGTGTTGAAATTGTTGTCTGACCCAAGTCAATGGAAGTCTGGCACTAAAGCTGTTGCTACGGGCACCACAACTATGGGCGTCAACGCGCTAGCGCCTGATCGTTACGACGATGCTGGCGCGCCAGCAAACCAGCCAGCGCGGATTATCTTAAACAACATGGCGCCAGGTCGGCCATAATGATCGGAAAATAAACATGGCATCACTTTCCCCCACCCCCAAGCTACAGTTCTTCGGAACTGACGGTCTGCCTCTTGTGGGCGGTAAGCTGTACACCTACCAAGCGGGCACGACAACGCCTATCGCTACGTACACCGACTACACCGGAGTCACGCTAAACACCAATCCGGTGATCTTGGACTCGGCGGGCCAGGCGAATGTGTGGCTGACTGACTCGACCACCTACAAGTACATCCTAAAAACCGCTGCTGAAGTTACGCTGTTCACGGTGGACTATGTGTCCGTGCCCGTGACCACCAACTCGTTTGCATCGCCCCCGCCCATCGGCAGCAGCACGCCAAACGAAGGCACCTTCACCAATTTGAACGTGGTGGACTTGCTGACGCTGGAGTCCACTGGCGCAGCGATTTTGAACGTGGGCACCACGGGCGAGCGCCCAGCAACAGCCGAGGCGGGCATGGTTCGCTACAATAGCACCACAACCAAGTTTGAGGGCTACAGCACCGCTTGGGGCGCGTTAGGCGGCGGTGCAACAGGTGGTGGTTCGGATACGGTGTTTTTTGAGAACAGCTTGACTGTGACGGCAGACTACTCTATCCCCGCTGACAAGAACGCCGGTACTTTTGGCCCTATCACTATCGCTGACAGCATCACCGTGACCGTATCAGACACCAGCGTCTGGTCAATTGTTTAAGGAACCATCATGGGCGTTAAATTAGTTTCTTCTAGCGGTGGGTCTGTAGAGATCAACCCGCCGGTCACCGCCAGCAACTTTACGGCCACGATGCCTGCGGGCACTGGCACTGTTGCAGTCAACGGCGCTAGCGGTGTGCTTGTCTCTGCTACAGCGCAGGCGTCCACCAGCGGAACAAGCATTGACTTCACATCTATCCCATCTTGGGTCAAGCGGATTACGGTGATGTTTAGCGGTGTAAGTACAAATGGCTCTAGTGGTATTCTTATCCAGTTTGGTGATTCTGGAGGAATTGAAAACACTGGCTACGTGTCAGGGTCGGTGGCAATTACTAACGGGGCTGTTGGTACTTTAGCTACATCAACGGCTGGAATTGTGGTTGTAACAGCGCTTGCTGCGGCCGATACGTTTCATGGAAATGTTATGGTTGGAACGCTAGGTACCAATATTTGGTCAGCGGGGGGTTCTGTTTACCGTGCCAGTGTAGGGTCGTATGTTGTAGCAGGCTCTAAAACCCTATCCGACACGCTAACGCAAGTTCGCATCACAACAATTAACGGCACGGACACCTTTGACGCTGGCACTATCAACATAATGTACGAGTAAACTATGACCACAAAAATTGATGGAAACAACGGCGTCTTGCAGTCGTATGACTACCAGGTTCTGACAACTGGTTTCTCGTACACCTTTGCCACCGGCATCACCACGCTTTTGATCGAGCCTGCCGGTACGCTGGCAACGGGCACGATCACCATGCCAGCCTCACCCGCTGACGGCATGGTGGTTACATTTAGCTCGACTCAGCAGATCACAGCGCTGACAGTGGCCGCTAACACGGGGCAATCGATCAAAGGCAATTCTGTTCAGGCCATCCCTAACCAGCCCTTGTCTTGGGTCTACCGCCTGACCAATACCACTTGGTACGCAATGGCTGGCGGCGCTGCTCGTGCATCTAATGTAGTGTCTGGCACTTCGGTAGCTTCGACTTCTGGGACAAGCATTGACTTCACTGGCCTGCCAAGCTGGGTCAAGCGTATTACGGTGCTGTTTGCTGGCGTCAGCACCAACGGAACAAGTCAATTTTTAATTCAGTTAGGTGACGCTGGCGGCATAGAAAACACTGGCTATGTTTCAAGCAGCACTGGTTTTACTGGCACAGCGGGGTCAACAATCTCAAGTACGGCTGGATTTATTATTTCCTACGATACTGCTTCGTATATTGCATCCGGTTCTATTGTTCTTAATTATGTTGGCGCAAATCTTTGGGTTGGGTCAGGGGTGGGTAAATTAGCAACAGGTGTTAGCTTTGCTGCTGGTGGAGATAAAACACTGTCTGACACTTTGACGCAGATAAGGCTTACCACTGTTGGCGGTACAAACACCTTTGATGCTGGCTCTATCAACATCTTGTACGAATAAGGACGCATCATGGAACGAATTGTTGTAGACCTACAAGCGGGCACCACAACGGTTGTGGCCCTTACGGCAGAAGAAGTGGCGCAAGCGCTGGCTCAGAAGGCCGCATGGGACGCCGAGCAAGCTGCCATTGTGGTAGAGCCGACTATGCAAGAAATCATAGCCCAATTACAAGCTGAAATAGCTGCGCTCAAAGGATAATCCATGCCAATAACAATCAACGGAAGCGGCACCATCACTGGTGCATCAACTCTGGCGACAACTGTTGCCAGCCCCACGCTGACCACACCGAACATCAACTCGGCGCAGTTTGCTACCGTGACCGGCACAGCGCCTATCTATCCTTGCCGCGTTTGGGTAAACTTCAACGGCACAGGTACTGTTGCAATTCGTGCTAGTGGGAATGTGACGAGCATTACAGACAACGGTACTGGTGACTACACAGTTAACTTTACGACTGCGATGCCTGATGCAAATTATACTTTAGTTGCAACAATAAAACCTACAGCGGCGGCAAGTAGTACAAATGGAAAAGTTGTAAATATTCGTTATGACACGAATTTAGCTACATCTTCATGTAGGTTGTGGTGCAATAGCACAGGCGGGGCAGAAGATATGGATGTAGTAGCTGTTGCAGTTTTTAGATAAGGTAACCCAATGAACTCAAGAATCATCTACAAAACACCAGACGGCGGCGTGGCAGTCATCATCCCCGCTGACACCATTGAAGCCTGTATGAAAGACATCCCCGAGGGCGCTGAGTACGCCATTGTGGATGTAGCAGACATTCCAGAAGACCGCACATTCAGAGGAGCATGGACATGGGCATCGTAATCGACCTAACCAAAGCCAAGGCCATAACGCATGATGCGCGTAGAGCCGCCCGTGCCCAAGAGTTTGCGCCATTGGATGTGAAGGCCACCATTCCGTCAGAGGCCGTGGCCGCTGAAGAAGCGCGTGCGGCTATCCGTACCAAGTACGCCGACATCCAAACGGCTGTTGACGCTGCTGCTGATGTGGCTGCGTTGAAGGGCATCATTGAAAGCCTGGCGTGAACGACATAACGCACCGCGAAATCTACGACCGCCTGGTGGCCGTTGAGGGCAAGGTTGATGCCTTGACCAACAGCACCAAGGATGTGACCGCCGCGTTTGCTGCGGCTCGCGGCGCCTTTGTGGTGCTGGAAACGCTTGGCAAGCTAGCCAAGCCCCTGCTGTGGCTGGGTGGCCTGTTCGTGGCTGCTGCGGCCTTCTGGGAACACTTTAGAGCACGCTGAGATGGAAGCGCTGCCGCCTCCACCGCCAGCAGCCAAATCACCCATCTTTGAGTGCATCAAATGGACGTGGACGCCTGACCGGCTGCTCGTCTGGTGCTTGCAGTGGCGTAAGAAATGATCGACCCAATCACAGCCCTTGCAGGCATTCAGGCGGCGGTTGCGCTCATCAAGAAGGTCAGCAAGACTGTGGACGATGTGTCCTCGCTTGGGCCTGTGCTGGGCAAGTACTTTGACGCCAAGTCCACGGCCACCAAGGCTGTCGTTCAGGCCAAGAAATCCAAGTCATCAATGGGCACGGCCATCCAGATTGAGATGGCGCTCGACCAAGCTAGACGGTTTGAGGACGAGTTGCAACTGCTGTTCATGCAGGCGGGCAAGATCGACGTCTGGAACAAGATCAAGTCCAGGGCAGCGGCGATGGATGTCGAGTCGGCCCATGACGCCAGACGTGAGCGTGAGGCGGCAACGAAGCGCAAGCAAGAGATGGATGAGGCAATTGAGTTGACCTTACTGGCGCTTGTCTTCTTCAGCTTGGTCGGAGTGATCTTGTATTTCACCATTGGCATCCTTGAGCAGCAAAGATGAGCGCCGAGCAACTTAGCCTGGTTGACAAGGTGCTGGCGTATGTGTCCAGCCCGTTCCGGCTGTTCGCAATGGTTCTCATGGCTGTGCTGACCTTCGCCGGCTATTTTGTATACACGAACCAAGAACTTCTGATCGGCGCCTACAAGGAGTCCAAGAAGATACCAAGCATCGCTGAAGATCGCGTAGAAGACGCCGCCGCCCACCTGTTCAAACAGTCCGGCGCGCTGGTGGTGGCGGTCTTCAAAGTCAACAGCATGTTTGGCACAAGGGTTCTGTACCGCGCCTACGGCAAGAACGGCAGGGACAAAACCAATGACGGGCTGGATGTCGGCCTGTTCACCCAAAACGCCGCCAACAACAGCGATGTCGTCAAGCTGATGGCAAACGAGATTCCATGCAGCGAATACAAATCGGCGCAGTCGGAGATGGGCCTGTGGTACATCGCCAAGGGCGTGGCCTACACTTGCCGCATCAGCGTGCCGCCGGAGCCTGGGCGCTTTGTCGGCCAGATCACAGTCGGCTGGGCTACCCAGCCAGAAGACATGGACAGCACCCGCGCCATGTTACAGATTGCAGCAACCATGTTATCAAGGAGTAAACAGTAATGTTCCCCCTCACAGCCCTATTAGAAGTTGGCGGCAAGCTGATTGACAAACTTATTCCAGACCCGCAAGCCAAGGCCAAAGCGCAAATGGACTTGGCTCAAATGGCGCAAGACGGCGAGTTAGCCAAGATGGCAAACGACACGGACTTGTACAAGACCGAACAAAACAACTTGACCGAACGCTTGAACGCAGACATGAGCAGTGACTCTTGGCTGTCTAAGAACATCAGGCCCATGACGCTAGTCGCCATTTTTGTTGGCTACTTTACGTTTGCCATGATGAGCGCCTTCAAGCTAGACGCCAACGAGGTCTACGTTACCCTGCTGGGCCAGTGGGGCATGTTGGTCATGTCTTTCTACTTTGGTGGCCGCACGCTTGAAAAAATTATGGACATGAAGAGCAAAAAATGACACCACACTTCACCCTTGCGGAACTGACCGCTACAAGCCACCGCCAGTTTGACAACACGCCAAACGAAAAAGAACTAGCCAACTTGCAAAAGCTGGCTGAGTTCTTGGAGCAAGTCAAGACGCTGCTGGACGGCAAGCCGATTATGATCAATAGCGCCTTCCGATCCAAGCAAGTCAACGACAGCGTAGGCAGCAAGGACACCAGCCAGCACCGTCTAGGCTATGCGGCTGACTTCAAGGTGCCGGGCATGACGCCAGACCAAGTTGTGCGGGCCATCATTGACTCTGACTTGCAGTTTGACCAGGTTATCCGTGAGTTTGACGCTTGGACGCACATCAGCATCAGCCCCTACCCTCGCCGTCAAGCGCTGATCATTGACAGGGCGGGCACTCGCCCTTTCGCATAAGCGCTCGGTACGCCTCAATCGCGTCCTTGAGGTCGCATTGAAGCTGTTGAATCCTGTCGTCTTGCTCAACCATCTTTGCGTTCGCTTCTTGGGCGAACTGGGCTAGGTTTTCTTGAGTCCAAGTTTTGAAGTTTGACATGTTCTTCCGTTGTGAATTTATGGCCGTTGCCGCACTCTCGGCGGCGTAGTGTAAATGAGCCTTTGTTTCGCGTGTCGCTGACAGTTGTCCATGTGTTGCAAGTTGGGCATTTCAAGTGTTTTTCTCTCCATGTGTTGCAAGTTGGGCATTTCAAGTGTTTTTCTCCTGCTCTGGCTGTGCCAAGGCTTCTTGCCAATTTTGTACTTGCGCATCATCAAGCGACAGGCCGCGCATTTTTGCAAAATCTTTGATTGCATCCACTGCTGGCGATGCGTCATCAGCAGATGACAACATGATTCGCTTAGGGCGCGATGTAAGCCACGCCATGAAGTCAAACAATGCGCCAGCTATCATGCCGTGTGACACATCTTGCGCCTTATAAAGCTCGTCATATTTTGCGTACAGCTTCGCAACATCTCGCAAGGCCAAGGTGTCGTAGTCTGGGTGGATGCTGTCGCTCTCTTTCCAGTAGCCAATCGCGGCAGTGCAAATGCCAGCCATCTGCAAGCGGTACTGCTCAATGTCTTGCAGCGCAGGTTCTTTTAAGGCCATGCCGCCAACAACATCAATCAGCCTGTGTATCTCCGCCACAAGCGCCGCAGTTGTTTCAGCGTCTACCGGAACTACAGCTTCGGGGAATAGCCACTCTTCTTTCATATCAATACCCCCATCGAATGCGGAAACACACAAGGTATAGGTGCAGCACGAACTCGTCACCACTGCTAAAAAACCCAATGGCAAAGCAGGGCCACTTGCGCGGCAAGAACTCAGTTATCAGGTGTAATCTTTTTCTCATCATTCTTCCCCCGTCAGGTTTCTGATCTCATCTTGCAGGCCAACGATCTGCTCGGCGCGGGTGATGAGTATCTTATGTAGCGTGTCAATCTCTATGTGCAGAGCGGCAATTTCTGCACCCATACGCTGCATCTCCTCGACCAGCACTGCTTCGGTGTTCCAATCTGGTTTATATGGCTCATTTGTGCTGTACTTGCGCCCGTTGTTGTCCGTGAGTATTCGCTCAGTCATTCCAAGCCCCCTTCCATTGCCCACTGCTCGGCTTTCTTGGCCATGAACAAGCCCTCGGCGCGGGTCATCTTTGACGACCTGACAATGAGCACGCCCGCTGAGTCATAGCCAAGCACCAGCACATCAGTAAGCTCCTTCATTAGGGCCGAGTTCAGCGCCTGCTCGGCTGTGTAGTTGACGCTGGCTGGCAGCGCGATAACAGTCATGTTGTTCATATCTTTGTCTCCTTAATGTCGTGCGCGGCTTCAACAGCTCTCATTAAATCAGCCCAGCTAGTTCCTTTTTTGGATTCCCAATTGGTGTAGATTTCAACGATCTGCTCATCCGTCAGCGGCTTGCGCTGTGGTGGGGTGGTGTAGAGAGGGTCTTTCCAATCCATTCCTTTTTCGTAAACAAGGTGCTTTCGCTTTACCTCGTCCAAGTCCTGAACACACGCCACCGGCTCCTGCTCTGGCTGTGCCAAAGTTTCACGGATAGCGGTGATGGCAGCTTGCTCACGCTCATGCGCGAATCCTGCAATGTTCCCTGTTCGCTCCAGCGCCTCAAGCGCCAGCTTCAGTGTTTCGTCTTTGGTCATATCAGCAGACTCCAAATGTAAAACCCCGTGAAGAAAAACAGGGCTGCTATCACCACCAGTGCCACCAGCACAAAGCCGACCACAACACTGCCGATCATCTGCCAAGTGTCTGACACGGGTTCAATGTCGTCTGGTATCACTGGATACGGTTTGATCTTCCTAATTACCGCTGATGGGTCTGGTTCTGGCGCAACGTACAGTAACTTTGCATCCGTGAAGTGGCAAAGGTGGTCACACTGTGGCTTGTGAGGGCAGAGCGCAAGCCCTGTATCGCATACTGTTTTCATGCTGGCTCCTTTGGTTCTGGTGGAGAAAGATACGCTTTCAGGCGCTTGACGCGGTTCTTGTTGTAAGTCACCAGCGAAGTCGCGTACTCGACAGCGCTCTCGGCTTGCAGCAGTTCGTGCTCGGCGTGCATCAGTTCGTGCGCCACGGCCTGCGCTGGCGTGACGGTCTTCATCATCAACCGCAACTCTGTCCAGATGTACTTAAACATGTTTCGCCTCCTGTAGTAGTTCAATCCGTTCGCGGCTGACCCGCAGCGTGTTGTAGCGTTGGTGCAGGCGCTCCAAGACCGACACGCGGCGCTGGTTCTTGCGCTCCTCCATCAGCATCTCCAGCACTTGCGCCTCGGTCAGCGTCCGCAGTTCTGCGTTAAGACTTCGCCATGTAGTCATAAATTTTCCTTTCTAGCTTAATAATTATTTTGTCCAACCTAGCGACAGTGCGCGTTGCCGCGTTTGCCTCCCTTTGCCGTATCTTCATCTCAGCCAACGCCGCCTTTAGCTGCGCCTTCCATAAATCAATCCGTCTCATTTCAAAGCCTCCAATGCAATGTCCGACAATGTGCGCTTGTCGTGTAGCGCGCCCCAAATCTTCTCGTCAACCGTCTTGTGCGTCAGCATGACGTAGCACCAGACCGCATTCTTCTGGCCGCTGCGGTGCAGCCGGCCGATGGTCTGCTCGTAGAGTTCCAGCGACCACGGCAGCGACAAGAACACGATGTGGTGCCCGCCGTGCTGTAGGTTCAGGCCGTGCCCTGCTGACTTCGGATGCACCAGCAGCAACTCGACCTGGCCGGCGTTCCAGCGTTCAATGACGCCGGCATCGTCCAGCGTCTGTGCGCGTGGGAGCCGGCGCTGGAGTTCGGCCAGTTCTTCCTTGTACTGGTACACAACAATCGTGTTGGCCCGCTGGTTCTCAGCCAGCAAGTCTTCCAGCCGGTCAAACTTGTGGTTGGACAACCAGATGGGACCGTTGTCGGTGTACAAGAACCCGCTTGCCATCTGTTGCAGCTTCTGCGTCACAACAGCCGCGTTGACGGCCACCACATCGTTCAGCACAAAGTCCTTCTTCATGGTGTTGTAGTCGGCCATGTCCATGTCGCAGCGCAACTCGACCGTGTGCAGTGGCGGCAGCGTGTCTTTGTAGTCGCCTGGCTCCAGTAGGTAGGTGGCCGGTTTGATGCGCTCCATGACTTGCGCCAGTGAGCCAGGGCGCGGCGCCCAATCGCCGTAGTCTTTGTTGATCAAGATGAAGTACTGCTGCTGGAACGCGCCTTTGCTGCGGCCAAGCAACGACTGGTCAACGATCTTGCACTGGCCGAACACGTCCTCCAGCCCGTTGCTGGTGAACGAGCCGGTCAAGCCCCAACGGATGTTGATCTTGTCAATGACCTTGTTCAGCGCCTTGAACCGTGCGCCCGAGGGGTTCTTCAGCTTGGTCAACTCGTCGTAGACAATGCCGTCAATGTGGGCTAGGTTCTGTGTCGCCAGCCATTGGATGTTGTCGTAGTTGGTCACGATGATCTGCGCGCCGCTGTACAGCGCCGCCGCTCGTTGGGCCGGTGTGCCCACCGCCACGGCCAGCGTCAGACTCGGTGCCCACTTGGGCTGTTCGACCGGCCACACGTCCGTGCAGACGCGCTTGGGCGCCAGCACTAAGAAGCGCTCGACCACGCGGTCGGCCAGCATGTCTCGCATGGCCGTCAGCGTGATGGCCGTCTTGCCTGCGCCCACGGGCGCCAAAATCATGGCGCGGTCGTGTTCGTACAGGAAGTCAACCGCCGTCTCTTGGTAGTCACGCAACTTCATTAAGCCACCCATCGATTTGTTCTTTGTTCCATAGGCATACGTAGTTTTGATTCATGCGTGCCATGTCCGACATGAAAACCTTCTGCAAGGGCGACAGCCTGCCGCCTTCGGTCTTGACCTCAACGAACCATGTCTGGCCGTTAGGAAAGCACACGATGCGGTCGGCCACACCACGGTGCGCGGGGCTGGTGAATTTGTAAGCCACACCGCCAAGCGCTTTGACACGATCAACGAGGTAGCGTTCGATTTGTTTTTCAAGCATGTAAAAAAGTTTAGCACACTTTTATTTTTTATGCTACACTGAACGCCTCATCAACTAAAGGACAGTACATGCAGCACTCAAAGATCGTCGGCGGCAGCACCGCCAAGCGCGTCATCAACTGCCCAGGCTCAGTGGCCTTGGTGGCCGAGATGCCACCGCAGCCCAGCAGCAGCTACGCCGAAGAAGGCACGTTGCTGCACGATGAGATCAGCCGCTTTTTAGGCGATCTCGACTACAGGTTTACTTGCAGCCAAGAACTTATTCAAGACAAACTCTGGCCCGCCTTAGACTTGCTTGATGAAATAGACCCCGACAAGACAATGGAGTATGCAATCGAGACGCGCGTCGGCTTTGGTGACTTGCTGCCCGGTGTCTTTGGCTCGACCGACCTGATGGGCCGCATCGGCAACAAGGCGGTTATCCTTGACTGGAAGTTTGGCTCTGGCGTGCCGGTGCCCGCCGAGGAGAACGAGCAACTGATGTTCTACGCTGCTGCCGCCATGCGTACCCCCGAGGCAAAGTGGGTGTTTGATGGCGCAACCGAAGTCGAGTTGGTCATCATCCAGCCGCCCACCATCAAGCGCTGGACGACCACCATTGCGCGCATCAAAGAGTTTGAGCAGACGCTTATCAGGGCTGTCAAGATTGCGGAGCAGCCGGACGCCCCGCTAAAGAATGGTGACCATTGCCGCTGGTGCAGTGCCAAGCCGGTGTGCCCCGTGATGACTGGCGCTGTTGACCGCGCTGTTGCAATTAAGATGGATAAGATTGACGTTGACAAGATTGGCGCGTATCTACACAATGCAGACCTCCTTGAAGATTGGATCAAAGACCTTCGCGCTTTGGCCGAGGAGATGATGAAAAAGGGCAAGCCCGTTACGGGCTGGAAGATGGTGCCCAAGCGGGCTACAAGATCGTGGGTGAAGGAGGAGGACGCCAAGGCGGCGCTGCTCCAGCACCTCAAAGAATCTGAAGTGATCGAGACGAAGTTGGTCAGTCCGGCTGCTGCCGAGAAGCTGCTTAAAGCGCAGAAACTCAAGCTGCCTGACGGGCTGACAGTAGCGATCAGTTCGGGTAACACAATTGCACCGGAGAGCGATCCTCGGCCAGCAGTTGTACTCATCGGGCAGCAGTTAAACGCCGCTCTTTCTAAAATAATGTAAAGGTAAAATCATGTCACTGACAGTTTTCAAATCCGCTGGCCTTCCAGCAGTCTCCTCCCTCGCTACTTCCTTGCGTTCTATCGCCACTGATGTTGGCCCAGCCGGCGTTGTCATTCTCAAGATGGACAAGACCGGCCATTGGGTGTTCGGCGCTGATCAGACCGAAGTCGAAGACGAAGCCACTTGGGCCGTCAATCCTTTCTCGTTTGTTCACGGCTTTATCGCTTGGGGTGACGGTGAAGTGCTTGGCGAGAAGATGGCAAGCGTAAGCCAGCCATTGCCTGAACTTGACATTGCACCGCCTAGCGCCAAGAAGGGCTGGGAGACGCAAGTCGGCATGTCGCTCAAGTGCTTGTCTGGTGAAGACAAGGGCATGGAAGCGCGGTTCACCACCACCAGCGTGGGCGGCAAGCGCGCCGTGCAAGCCTTGGCAGTCGCCTTGGCCGAGCAAGTCGAGAAGGATCAGACCAAGCCAGTGGCTATCATCAAGCTGAAGAAAGACCACTACGCGCACAAAAGCTACGGCAAGATTTACACGCCAGTGTTTAGCGTAGTCGAGTGGGTCGGCATGGACGCCGATGCTGAAGTAGAGCAAACGCCTGAAAGCGCGTTGACCGCTAGCGTAGCCGCTGAAGAAGCCCCTGCGCCAGCCGGACGCCGCCGCCGCGCAGCGTAAGCCTTTCCTGATGCCCATTCGCAAGAGTGGGCATTGGAAAATGCTCTACTTAGATTTTGAAACCCGCAGCCACTGTGACCTTAAAAAGCACGGGGTCTACAACTACGCCCAACACGCAAGCACCGAGGTGCTGTGCATGTCGTACGCCTTTGACGATGGCGAGGTGCAGACTTGGCTACCCAGCCAGCCGTTCCCGTCTGAAGTCAAAGACTACGCCGGCCTGATCTACGCCCACAATGCCGCCTTTGAGCGCCTGATCTTCTGGTATGTCCTTCAGATCGACTTCAAGCTGGAGCAGTTCTACTGCACCGCCTCGCAGGCCAGAGCCAACTGTGCGCCTGGCTCGCTTGAGGACGCTGGCCGGTTTGCCGGCGCCAACATGAAGAAAGACCATCGCGGTAGCCAACTGATCCGGCTGTTGTGTGTGCCGCCGTTCCGTGAGGACGCTGCGCTCATGGCCGAGATGGTGGCCTACTGCGAACAGGACGTGCGCGCTATGCGGGCCATCAGCCAAGCCATGCGGCCACTGTCTGAACAGGAACTACAGGACTACCACGTCAACGAGCGCATCAACGACCGTGGCGTGCTGGTAGACGCCCCGCTGTGCGCCGCTGCCGTGCGCTTTGCCGCCGCTGAGACAGAAGAAATCCAGCAGATCGTGGCCGAGGTGACTGAGGGCCAGATCACCAGCG